GTGAAGAAATGACAACTGGAATATCTGATATTGATGCGCTCAATGGGATTAATGATATCAATACAAGTGATGAGTCAGGTGAAATTGAAAATGATGCAGATGATTTATTCAATTTTGATGAAGATAATATTTTTGGAAATTTATAAAGGAGAAAATTATGGGAATGTACAGAAATAAAACAAATCAATATATTACATTAAAGGAATCATCTTTTGTAAGTGTTTCATTTAATGTAAATGAAGCTAAAGAATTTGATGATACTGCAGCGAAAAAATATACAGAATTTATTGAAAAATATACAAAGCCAGCAGCTGATAAGAAAGAAGAATTAAAGGAAGCAGTTAATGTTCCTGAAGATAAACCAAAAGAAGTCAAAGAAGATCCAAAACCAACTCCTTCTAAAAAAGAACCCGCTAAACCAACAGCAAAAAGAACAACCAGAAAAAAGGCAACAGTCAAGAAATAATCTACCATCCAGGGATAAAGGCCCTGTTCTCATAGAGCACTCACTAATTTAGGTTAGTGAGTGCTCATTCTTTGCTTCTTTGGACGAAGGGGAACGTATTTGAGACACTTTTAGAGATTTCTAATAGGAAACTATAGGAACAATTAAAAGTGTCTTAAAACGAAGGTTTCCTATTCAATAATGAGTAATTTATTACTTGCTCTTGTGATTCCTGTATATAACCACCTGTTCCATTGATCATCAGTTTGATAACTGTTCCGCTCTGAAAATAAAATCACTTTGTTAAATTCAGAACCTTGAGCTTTATGACAAGTGATACAATATCCATAATCAAAAATATCAACTCGTTCATAAGTACTATCACTAATGAATTTCTTAATTCTTGGCTTACTCAATAACTCATATAATCCACTAGGATTTTGATTATTAAAACTTTCCGCTAGTGATAAACACTTTTGTGAATATTCTTTGCCTTCCATTGTTAAAGTTAATTCATAAAAATCATCATTCAAGATTTTAATTTCTTCAATAGTGCCAAGTTCACCATTCATTATATCTGACTTTGTATTATTCTTGAGACATATGATTCTTTCTCCTGGTTGTGGGTGAGGGAACATGCTGAAATTCAATTTATCACGAACAAACCGATTAACATTAATTCTTGTTTTATTAGTACCACATATAAAAATTAAATCATCTGTTATTGTTAGTGATTCAAAAATATTTCTATGCTGAATTGATCCTTCTTCAATTTTAGCTACAGTTTTTCCATATTTGCCTATCTTAATATAATGTCCTGATCTTGCTTGAAATGCTACTTTGATGATAGGATTATCTTTTGCTTGTCTATGAATTTCAGTTAGTTCAAAGTCTGGATATTTAACAAGATTGAAACTTTCTTCACCGATGGGTTCATTCTGACCATGATCACCACTAACAAGAATAGGAATGTTAAAAGATAACAAGTCATTCCAAAGATCCTTTCCTACCATACTTGCTTCATCAAGAATGATGATATCATATGGAATTGAACTTTTTAAATTCCAGTCAACAACTTCATCATTTTCTATGAGTGGCTCATAAATTAAAGAGTGTATAGTTGAAATATTATCAGATGAATATAGGGCATTGTAGTTGATCAATTTTGATTTCAGAACAATTGATGCTTTTCCAGTATATGTACAAAATGCTTTGCTTAGTCCACTTTTGAATAATGTGTGTGATAAGAAAGCCAAGAGTGTAGTCTTACCTGTACCTGCCAGTCCAGCCAAAGAAACCCACGGTTTAGATTTTTGTTTGGATAATGCCCATTCAATAATTCCGTCATGGTGTTTTTGTTGTTCTTTTGTTAATTCAATCATGTGAAAGTTATTTTCCCTTTACTTCTGAGCTGAAATCTTAACATATAGACACTTTTAATCATTTCTAATAGGAGACTATAGGAACAATTAAAAATGTCTTAAAACGAAGGTTTCAGCACTTTAAATTTTTAAAATAATTTTTAACATCTTCCTCTGTTGCTGTATTTGATATGAGGCTATTCTCGAAATCTGGAGATTTAAAAATACGAGCTTCATTATTTGAATTATCATATCCAATTCTACCAGTTACCCAATATTTAATATTTCCTGTTTCAATGTCAGAAATCCAAAAAGAATCATATAAACTTCCAGTAACTGGACAATTATTTTTAAAAAATATTTGTACTTCATCTGAATTAATAGCTGGTGAATTATTTACAGCTTTAATCATACCAATTATCTTTTTTAATCTGTTATATAAACTTTTATCTTCACAAAACCAATCAAACCAGCCAGCTGATATCATTGATTGTATATTATTTGAATATACTCCATTATCCCAGTTTTCAATAAATTGTTTTAAAGTAATTTTCATAATCAATTTCTCCTTGTTTATCTTGTTAAACCAACAAGATTATCATTAACAATACTGAGTTTTGAATAATAACCAGAAACAATTCTGATCCAGCTTGTTTGTTTTGGTAAATATTTTTCAGCACGTATTACAAGTTTTCTTTCAAATCTAATAGATGTTTTATTGAGTTTATATCTGAATGTAGTTCCATTTTTAATAAAGGTGAAATTTCCCCACCTGTCTTGTTTTAATCCTTTTTTGAGTAGAAATTCTATGACTTCTTGCTTTTTCATAATCAGTTCTCCTTGATACATTTTTAATAAGATAATGGAGCATCCCATAAAGCAGTTTCATAATAAACACTTTCAGCACATGACTCAATTCTATCTCTTTCAATATCTTGGTCTGTTGGAAAATTGTCTAGACAAACTCCATCAAACCAATCTTCTTTTTCAAGTTTTTCCTTTGCTATTTTTAAAACAATTTGTTGTTTTTTTGAAAAAGTCATAATCAATTCTCCCTAATTGAAATCTTCCGAATCTTCGAAATCAATTTCTTCAAATTCCAAGTAATCATAATCATCTGAACATTCTCTATCGATTGTACTTGAAATAATATTTTGAATGTCTCTTTCTGTGAAGTTTGAAATTTCCATGATGTGATCTCCTATAATAATTATTAATCTCTCTTTGCTCTCAACTACACAGTAACATAGTTGAGAGCACTTGTAAACACTTTTTTAATTTTTTTTAATTAAGTTTTGAACAAGGTGATTCCTTTTAGACTTTTTGGCGAATAAGTTTTCAAATTAATAATCATTTCCTTCATTGTAAATCCGCTTCCTAATAGATCATCAAATAATACAACATTCTGATTATTTAAATATTTTGGTAAAATTTTTAATTCATTTATTCCTAAAACATTTGATATGTAACTTAAAAATTGCTTTGGTACATTTTTGATTTCTATGAATCCCTGTTCTTTTGCATTAGATATTAATTTATCCATTCTTTTAATGACACTAGGGCCAACATTATAATCACCATAATTAATTTTGATTTGATCTATGGGTAATTTTTTGAATGCTTCATGAATAATTTTTATATCTGGTCTTTTTGCCGTAATTTTATCTAGAATATCTTTCAATAAAAATGAAGATGTTTGTGGAGTTACTATTACGTCAACATTTTTTAATAATTTGGCTGTTATATAGGTGGCTGATCTATTTAAAAAAGAATTATAATCATTTTGTTTAATAGAAATATTTGATTTCTTTTTAATAGTTCTGAGAATTTCTGATCCTGATGTTTTAGATAATTGATAAATTGAATAAATTGGTGTATGAAATAAATTTTTTTGTTTTGAAATTCTTGGAGAAAAATTACCCTTTCCTAGTTGTGAAGATTGAAAATCTTTTGTTCGTTTATTAAAATCAAATACAAGTTTCCCGACTTTTTTATCAATGTATATATCTTCAAATAAATATTTGAATGACTCTTTAAATTTTAAATACATAAATCTTTTTCCTTAACTTTTTCGAAATGTCAATAGAATTTTTTGTTCCTTTTGATTTTCCATCCCAAAAGACAAAAATGATATCAGCTGATTCTATAATAGATTTATTCCTAATTGGCCCAGCTGCACGTCCATATTTTTTCCAATCTGGTTTAAAAATCTCAAGTATTAAATTATTTACTTTTGCATATTTTTCAGCTAAAGAATCAGCTCCTTTTGCCCCACCCGAAACTATCAAATCAATATCATTTAAAAATGGATCAATCTTTTCTTTGAGAAAATCAAAATCAAGAAAATTCCTAGAGCCAACAATTGCTATCTTCATAATCAAATCTCCCTCATAATAATTATCTAAGCAGTTTTAAATCATGCTCAGGATTATGTTTAAACATAAATTAAACTAAATAATGAGCTGGTTGTTGAATGGGTGTAACTACATATTTTGTATAAGTATTGAAAGTGATTAAACAAAATAACTCAATTTTAAAGATGCGACCACATACTCCTGGTCGATAAAAAGAATCTACTATTTTGATTATAGTGTTGCCTTTATCAGCAACATTATAATCTTTAGTGATATAATTAACTGCTTTTTGTTTTAATTCTTGCAATACTGTCATTTTGAAATCTCCTATAACAACGATCTTACTAACAATGCTTCAGATTATATTCTAATTGGTCAATTTTATCACCAATCATAAACATTTTTTCGTAAAACTGGTCTTCCATTTCTTCGTTCGTTGCTTTTAACCACTTCATCTCGTAATAATTATAATCGCAATTTAAATCTCTTAATTTTAATTTAATTTCTTGTGGTGTAAGTTTTGAAATTTCCATGATGTGATCTCCTATAATAATTATTAATCTCTCTGCCTCTGTCAACTACATAATATACTATTCAAAAACAAATGTAAACACTTTATTTCACTTTTTAGTAAATAAATTAAAATGATAATATTTTCAACAAATTAAGGACACTTATGATAGAATCTGAAAGTTTTTTGAAAGGTACCTCAACTATTATAACTGTTTTAGATAGAATTAATTGCAAAGTAAAGAACACAACAATCAAATCTTTATATGATGAACTCAAACAAACAACAGGAATAGAATCAAATAAAAAGTATCAAATTCTTAATGAAAGTGGATTCCAAACATTCACTGGTATAATTTGTGAGAAATCAAATGAATGGGCTACAATATTTTTTTCAAATGACACTTTAATTGAGTGTAATCCAGGAAATCAGATCAAAAAACACAAAGATTTTATAAAGACTGAAAAGTTGTGTGAATTGGATAGTTTAGATGATTTTCTGACTATAGAAAAAATTGGTTTTTCCAAGGGGAAAACCTCAGAATTTTTTGGCATCACTGGAATGAATTATCAGAATGATTTTATAGCCAATGCTATTATTAATAAAAGTATTTAATGAATATATCCAAAGACAATATTTTCTATCAAGGAAATAAATCAATCAAAAGAGCAGGAGTGAATCTTGAATATACTCCTGAACAAATCAAAGAAATCAAGAAGTGTAAGGATGATATTCCTTATTTCTTGAAAACTTATGTAAAAATTATTAATCTTGATAAGGGTAAAGTACCATTTGAATTATATCCTTATCAGGAAGAAATGATCAAAACCATTGATGATAATTTAAGATCAATTACATTAGCCCCACGGCAGTCAGGTAAATCAGTGGGTACGGAAGGATATCTCCTTCATTATATTTTATTCAATTCATATAAAACAGTTGCCATAGTAGCAAACAAAGAAAAAGTTGCTCGAAAAATTCTTGCTCAGATCAAGCAAATGTTTTCTGGTCTTCCTATCTGGTTACAGCAAGGAGTTGTTGAGTGGAATAAAACAACTATTGAAATTGAAAATGGAACAAAAGCAATAACCAGTGCTACAAGTGGCTCAGCAATCAGGGGTGAATCAATTTCTATTTTATATTTGGATGAATGTGTAGGTGAAAATACTGAGATAACTATAAGAAATAAACATACACAAGAAATAGAAAAAATCAGAATAATTGATTTTTATATGAGGTTAATTGATAATCATAAAGCTATAATTATAATATTCAGTGATGATTATGAAGTATTGACAGAAAATGGTTGGAAAAATTTTGATGGTATTAAATTAACAAAGTCCAATCAATATATCAAAATCACTTTCAAAGATGATTCTATTCTTGAATGTACACATAGACATAAAATTAAAATTAATAATGAATTTATCTGTGCAAAAGATTTAGTAATAAATGATCAGATAAAAAATATTGAATATCTTGAAGAAACAGATAAAAGATTTTTTGACCTATTAAATGTTGCTGATGGAAATGAATATATAACAAATAATATAACAAGTCATAATTGTGCCTTCGTCCCAGCAGGTATCTGGGATGATTTCTATTCATCTGTTTATCCTACAGTTTCAAGTTCAAAGACCGCAAAAATTATTCTTTCATCTACTCCATGGGGAATGAATCATTTTTATAAACTATGGACAGATGCTGAAAATAATAAAAATGAATTTGTTCCAGTTAGAGTATATTGGCAGGATGTTCCTGGTCGTGATGAAAAATGGAAAATCAAAACAATTCAGAACATTGGAATCCAACGGTTCCGTCAGGAATACGAATGTTTTTTCCTTGGCTCTGCTGGTACTTTATTGAATAGTTATACACTTCAGAATCTAGTTTCACTTATACCTAAAGATATTCGGTTTGATGAAAAATTCAAGATTTATGAATATCCAAAAGAAGATAGAACATATGTAATTAATAGTGATGTTGCTGAGGGCCTTGGTCAAGATAGTTCTACTTGTCAAGTGATTGATGTTACAGAAAAACCATATAAACAAGTTGCTGTCTATGAAGATAATACTGTTAAGACAAATGTTTTCCCATCTATCATAGGTCGAATCGGTGAATATTATAATGAAGCTGTTGTTATAGTTGAAAATAATGGAATTGGAGATGGTGTCCTAAATGATTTGAATTATGATATTGAATATGAAAATATCTTTTATGATGATAATAAGTTTGGGCTGAGAATGACCAAAGGTTCAAAAATGAATGGGAATAGTTATTTAAAATCCATGATTGAAGATGGCGAACTTCTGTTAACTGATGAAGACACAATTGATCAGTTTAGTAAATATATTAAGAAAGGAGATACATACAAGGCTGAATTAACTGAACATGATGATTTAGTGACTCCATTTGTTTTATTTTCCTATTTTATGAATAATAAAAGACTTGTTGAAGATTGGCTTGATCAAGATTTATCAAAAGATAAACAGATGCAGAATAGGTTAAGTAAAATTGAAGAAGAATTGTTACCTATAGGTTTTATGTGTGATGGTGATGATGAAATTAATATGAATGAGGATATATAATTTCAAAAATATCTGATTTTAATATAACACAACGATACAGTGTTATTTGAACCTTAACCAATAAAAAATTATTGATTCTATTATGTTTTTGAACAAAGTATAAAATTGGATAAAAGGAAATATAAATGACTTTAGTGACCCGTAAATTAATAAATATCTATGAACCTTTAGTAACTCCTGAAGGTAAGATAGTCATAAATAGAAAATGGATTTTCTATTAAGTAATATTTATGAAGAACCTACTGATACTTGTGATGTAAATGATAACTCAAGAATAGTAAATAGTAATAAGTAAAAAATATAATTAAAATTTTATAATAGTTAAAAACAAGGAGTTTAACATGGGATTTTACTTATCACCAAGTGTAAATATAATTGAAGAGGACAGAAGTAATACAATACCAGCAGTAGCTACATCAATCACTGGTATGGTTGGTAGATTCAACTGGGGTGCTTGTAATGAAAGAGTGCTTGTCACTCAGGAAGCAAGTCTTCAAGAATTGTTTGATTTACCAGACAATAATACTTATGAAGATTGGTATACAGCATTTAATTATCTACAGTATGGAAATCAGCTGTACATAGTCAGGGCAGTCAATGAAACAACTGCTAAAAATGCAGGTATTAAATTTATGAGTGATCAGGCTGTTGATACAACTCCAGTTGCTTATAGTGAAAAAATTCTAAATAAATCAGAAGCTGATGATTTTGTAGCTTCATTTTCATATGATGAAAAATGGGCAGTGCTTGCAAAATATCCATCAACTACAATTGGTGCAAACCTAAAAGTTGCTATTGCTAATCACATTGATTTTAATAGTCATACTTTTACACATGAAGTTGGAACTCCTTATGTTGTTGGAGAAATAATCACTGGAACAACTTCTGCTGCTACTGGTATAGTTACTGAAATCATTGATACAACTCACATGGCAGTCAAAGTCACTTCAGGCACTTTCTTAGATACTGAGCAAACAACTGGAAGTGAATCAGGTGCAGCTACTCTTTCAGCAATTCAAGATCCCGCAGAAGTAACCCCTGGGGTTCCATTCACTGAATACTTTGAATATGAGCCAGAGACAAATCAGGTTGCTGTTGTTGTTCTGCTGAATGATGAAGTTGTTGAAACTTTCTTGGTTTCTAATACAACTACAGATAAAGATTTTGAAGGCAATAATATTTATGTAGAGAATTGGATCAATCGAAGATCACAGTATATTTATGTCTTTGATGATAAAACAAACACTGATAAAATTGATAGCAAGGAAGCGACAGCACTTGTTGGTGGTGTTGCGGATGCTCCAAGTTCAGGTGAAGTCATTCTTGGTTATGATCTCTTTGCTAATGCTGAGGAGTTTGATATCAATCTAATTCTTGATGGCGCAAATAATAATGCAACAGTTCAGCAATATATTATTGATGATATTTGTTTAAAACGACTTGATTGTATTGCTATCTTGAATGTTCCTAAGGATCAGGTTGTGGGCGCAAGTTCTCAGTCAGTTGCTGTAACTAACATGGTACAATGGAGAAAGAACACTTTAATCAGAAGTACATCATATGCTGCACTATATGGTAATTATAAATATCAGTATGATAAACATAATGATGTATATCGCTGGGTTCCACTGAGTGGTGATATGGCAGGAATTTTTGCTCTGACTGATCGAACTCGTGATCCTTGGTTTGCTCCCGCTGGTTATATTCGTGGACTGATGAAGAATGTTACAAAGTTTGCTATTAATCCTACGAAAGGGCAAAGAGATATTTTATATAAGGCAAATATTAATCCTACAATGATTGATAGCAATGACGGCCCGGTTGTTCTTGGACAAAAGACAACGCAATCTGCTCCCAGTGCTTTTGATAGAATCTCAATTAGGCGTTTATTTTTGGTTTTAGAAAAAGCGATATCAACTTCGAGCCGTTACTATCTTTTCGAGAAAAATAACAGTTTTACAAGGAGGAGATTTGTTGGAATGGTAACTCCATTTCTCAGAGATATTCAGGGACGTGAAGGTATAGATGATTTCAGGGTTATTTGTAATGAATCTAATAACTCCGGAGAGGTAAGAAGCCGTAACGAATTCCATGCTGATATACATATCAAAGCTACACGAGATGCTGAGTTTATCGTACTTACATTTGTGAATCATAAATCAACTGTAGATTTTAATGAAATTTTACCAGGGGCATAAATAATAAAATATAGTGCTATAGTAAATAATTTTACTATAGCACTTGTTAT